TTAGCCGGCGTTTTTTACTTAGCGTTTGTAGTTCAATGGGATAAGCGGCTGATGATGAGAAGTAAACAAGATAGGGTTGTTTAGTTCTCATTGCCCAGGATGCAAACTCAGCATCAATGGCTAGATCAACCGCTAAGGCTAACGGTTCATTTTCTATAAGCATCCGGCCACCCACTACTGCGGCCAAATGAATTACAAGATCATATTGCTTTTTTTCTAATTGGAAAAATTTACGGCAATCAACACCCTGTTTTAAATCTACTAAAGTCAAATTAGCATGAGGCAACGCACGCCTAAAAGCACGCCCAACAAAGCCATGTGATCCGGTAATCAATATATTCATTTGAGTTTGTTTACCAAATCTGCATACTCTTGCGATCTGATATATTTCTGTAATGTCAATAAATCTTCTTCATACCATTTAGGTTGATTTACCCTGGCATAACCTTCATCCATTTCAGCCTTACCTGCTACTGGGTGTAGATGCTCAATAATTACATCAGGTAAATATATTAATGCGCCTAGATCAATGCCTAACTGTTTAACAAAATTATCAAAATATAAATGTATGCATCCGGGAAATGTCATACCCCTAAGTTCATTAACTACTTCACGCGTGGTTGCGTAGGCTGTTGGTAGATTTTCGCCTTGCAATAGATCATCACCATAGGCAATGCCAGCATTATTTTTTAACGCTTGAATAAAGGCTTTATCCCAGCCCTGGGTTCTAGGAAGGTGATCATCACCCATGAAAACAAAATAATCATATAAAGGAAACTTAGTAATATCCAAAAGCAAAACCGCACCGGTATTAAGAGAAGCGGCACAACCACCTGTTTTATTATCTGCCGGCAACATTGTATAAGATTCATTTTTTGCATACTCATTCCATTTGGGATCATCATTATCTACAACAATATAAAGATCAGCATCAGCATTGGTATCAATAAAGGCTTTGGCCAGGCGATCTGCATTTTCAGGCCTACCCCTACTAGGTACAACCACACACATCTTCATGGCCATAGGGTAGGGGATTGGGCTGACTTATTTCTTAGATATGAGTATTTGGTAAAGCGTGTCTATCTTTTCCTCTATACGCGCAACCCTGCCTTCTAAATTATGGCGGCCATTATTGTCAGGCTTTAACTCACTTAAATAATGCTTTACTAGCCACCTAACAGTTGCTACCAGTGCGCCCAAAATGGTGACCGTAGATACTGCTAAGGCCGCCGCATCATTTACGCTCATTAACTATTAACACCAAATTGATCATTTTTAGGATCAAGATAGCGGATTAAAGGTGCTACTACTGCACCGGCTAAAATTGCTAACTCAGGCCTTACGTCTGCAACTAAGGCTAATGCTGTTGTAACAGTTGCAACTGCAACGCTTCTTAAATATGACTTAACAATTTCTTTTTTCTTTTTATCCAATTTCATTTTAATCCTAACTGTTTAATTTTTTGTTGTACTTCATGCCTGGTTAATGCTATTTCAAAATGCATTTCATCTTTACGCTTTTTGTAATTGCCACCCCAATTTAACCCATATTTAGTTATCAGTAGGTTAATTGTATTACGCTGATCCTTATTAAATGTATTTGACTTGCCCAAAGGATGCTTAATTGCATTTAAGTCTATGGCCGTACCGGATGAATGATTGCTTAATACACGCTCTGATCCCCTGGTCATGCGAAAGGCATAACCCCAATCATCTAATTGGCCGTGATCAATAGGTTCAACTAATTCATGAAATTCTTTGGCAAAATTAATGAGCAATGGCGCAACGGCTTTACAACAAGCAAACTTTATTTTTGTTCCTGGCACATTAAAAGATTCAATGCCTAAAGCCTTGCGATCCTCACTAGCCGGCCATCCATTAGGGCTAGTGAGTTCTCTAATAATTGCCATCAACGATTATTAAGATAGTAAGGCTTTTGCTTCTTCTTCTGAAAGCCCTAACCTTTTTAGTACAGCGGCCTTAACTTCGGCTTGTGCGGCTAACTCAGCCTCTTTAGCAATACGATCAGATTCAGCCTTGACAGCATCCGCCTCACGCTGAGCGATTTCTTCGGCAGTTAATTCCACCTCAGTTTGCTGTCCTGTTTCACAGTTGATTATTAGTTTAGTTGGCATTTTTCTCCTTTATGAGTTTTTGATTCCGTATAGGTAAGCGGTTGAGTGTTGCATTAAATTTCCACCATTAGCAGTTATTGTTAATGAAGTGATTGCTGCGGTTCCAGTCCATAATGCAGCCCAAAGTGAAGCCGTTGCAGCAGTCGCATTATTTTCCGAAACGCCATCCGCTGAGGCTGACTTTTGATTACTGCTTGTGTAATTTGGAATATAAACATCATTAGACCCAAAAGTGCTGGATGTAGCAGTATTTCCATTTAATCTTACTAAAGCGGCTGAAGTCAAAGTTCCAGAGTTAGATGATGCGCTACTACCATTACCCCTAAGTTGTACATAAGAATAATTACTGCCAGTGTCAGTATTAAATTTAATCAAAGCAAAATCATCTACATCTGCATTAACACTTCTTAAAGATAATTTTAATAACAAATCAGTATATGTGCTAGGTATTGAAGTAAACTCTATATTAGCCGCACCACCACTACCAACAGTTGAACTTGCTATTAAAGTATATGTGTTTGCCATTATGCCGCCGCTATTCCGTAGAGGGTGAAGGTTGAGCCTGAATTGTAATTACCGCCATCAGTTAATAATTTAATGGTTGTAATTGCGGAAGTACTGCGCCATAAACCTACGATAGCCGTTACTCCTTTATAAGTACCAGTTGCAAGGTTTTGTCTAACCAATGCAGTTTTATATGTAGTTGCATTGGAATAGTTTTGTATTGAAACAACAAAGTTTTGTTCTAGATTTCCATTACCACCAACAGTTTTTGCAATATCAATACTTGTACCATTACTCCTGCGAGATGAACTGGCTGAAGTGCCATTACCGACCAACTCTGTTATTGAATAATTAGAACCTGTGTCTGAATTAAATTGCATTAATGGACAATTTCCGTTTGCTGTTCCATAACTGCCTATTAAAACCAAATCAGTATAACTTCCGCTGATTGTGCTGAAAGTAACAGATGCTTGCGCACTACCTAAAGTAGTTGTCGCTATCGGTGTATATGTTGAACCTGCGGCCATTGTTAAACTCCCTTAATTCCGTAGAGGGCGAATGATGAGTATTGGGCAAAATTACCGCTATTAATTTCTAATGTTATAGATGAAACTGCTGCTGTATTCATCCATAAATTTGAAATAAGCATAACTTCACCTGACCCATTATTATCACTACCATTTAATTCTCTTGTAGTTGTATTCTTATTTGTGTTTGAATAATCAAGAATATCTATAATTGCTACTCCACCCGCAGTAGTAGAATAGTACACTCCAGAATAAGCATTTTGTGCAGAACCTGCGGCGACAGTACCGCCATCTCCATTAAGGTAGTGATATCTATAATTTGCTGTTGTAGTATCACCATTAAGTCGTAAAGTAGAATATTTAGTTCCCGAAGTAGATGGCAAAGCAAGATACCTTAATTGTAAATGCGTATAAGTAGCGGGTATAGAACTAAAAGTAACAGTTGCTTGAGAACCACCTAAAGTAGTAGTTGCTATTGATTCGTAACTAGATGCCGCAACAGCCGCACCCGCTGATTGCGCTAATATCCCAAGAATTAAAGACATTACGCAATTCCACCCACAACATACCAACTATCTGTACTGACTTTAATTATGCTTGCCGCTTTGAATTGTCCGGTAATTGTTGGGTTAGTAGATACCGCGCCACTTGATGCAAGTGTTACGCCTGATCCCTGGATGATAGATACTGTGCCACCTGATCCAATTTTAATCACATTTACAACTGATCCAGTTGTCATCGCCACTGTATTGTAAGGCGGTATTGTAATTGTGGTTGTGCCGGTGTTTGAATAGGTAATTAATTTATTATCTGCATCAGTAACCACCAATGTGTCTGATGTTGCGGTAACCGCTCTTACCGTGAGGTTGGCGATTGAGTTCATCTGAGCCGCCGTTAATACCTGACCAACTGAAAAAGTTGCCATCACACTCCCCTAATAAGCCAAAGAATCTTCATCTAAAATTCCATCAACATCCGATGATAGCAAAAATCCTGATGCAAAGGGCTGGGCGCAAGTAAAAGTTACTTGAAAAGATTTAGGTGTTATTTGATAGGTAAGGCCTGCAATAACGCTATCTGTAACTACATTGCCTGCCGGCAGGGTTTGAGTAACCTCTATTGGGTCAAACATATCTAGGTTTAATGCCGCAACTACGCGGTCAGGATCATCCTCACCAAAGGCATCAACAGTTAAAGAATTTAATTGTATGTTTACGCCCTGTTCTTTTCGGGAAGCAATAATCATTTGTGCTTGATTTAACGCATCGGCTGTTGTTTGCATAATGCCGCCCCTGACCCGGCTATGTTGGAAATAATCCTCAATACTTGCAGAATCGCTTGCGGTCTGACCACTCAACCCTGTTGGTGTTACAGTTACTTTATTAATCATTTGATAATCAGAAATATCAAACTCAACCGCCTGGTATGTCACATCGCCTGATCCGGGTACATCACTAAAAACAGTAGCAGTATCACCCGAAGCAACTATGATGTCATTGCGGGATAAAAATTTTGCATACCCGCGCTCATCCATATAAAACGCGCCCAGGTCTGTACCTTCTACAACCTGACATGCTGACAATAATGATCTTGATGATCCATCATCTACCTGCACGGTAGTAGTTGCGGTAGTGGATATATCACGCATACCACCTGGCCATTCTCCGGCATCCAACAGGCTTGAAATTCTTTGGGCAGTGGTTTGTCCGGCTGTGCCGCCGCTAACTGATGTGATAGTTGTAAGGTTTAATAACTGGAATCCATCCACACAGGCTAAAGTCACATAGGCTGGATCAAACCCGGTAGGGCTTTGGTAATTCCATTCTTGTACATAAAAAGAACCTAAGTTATATGTTACGCCTAAATATTCTGCCGTAAAGCGAATCTTACGCATTGGTTTAATTTTGCCATATAAACTTGATCCGGTATTGGCTGGATTAAATTCACCTGTTTCATCAACAAAAACTATACGCGCTGTGCCGCCGGTAAAAGAATCTGATGATCTATTAAAGGCACGCCTGATATAGCATTGAGTAACAAAATTTGTTATATCAACTGTATCTGCGGCGGCAGTACCTAATACTGCAACATCAAGCGGGGTGGCAGGATCATCAAGAACAAGTGCGGGATCAAAACTAGCACCGCCCGAAAAATCAATTTCTGCCCGGAATGTTGCGGCTGGCATTATCTACCTAAGTTAGTTAATTGAGTTACCGCGCCTGCTCTGTTTAAATTGTACAAAGCATCTTGAATTACAGATTGCAATTCACCTTCTGATATAACACTGCCTGCAACATTTACATTAACGGTAGTACCAAATCCACCCATTTTGTCTAATGGAATAACTGCCTCAGCACCGGCTTCTCCAATCAAAGCATAAGTTGGCGCAGTGACAACACCACCTTCAGCAAAAGGTACTGCCGCATTTCTTGTACCCATAGCCTGATTAACTGCTTTAACATAATCTTGTAAAACATTGCCACTGGCAATACCTGTTTCAATGGCTGGAAATACTTGTTTTTCAAAATATTCCCGATTGGCACTAGCCAATGATGATTTTTCAAGAATATTAGATGGAGATAAATCATAAATTGGTCTATCTCCTGGCGGCGGTTGTGTTGCAGGTGGTTTAACTTGATTTAACAATGCCAACATTTTTCTTATTTCTTCATTGGCGGCAAACAATTTCAATATGTACATCTCAACGCCTAAATTAGTCATACCCCACTTTTTAGCCAATTCATCTATTTCGCCTGATGTAATTTTGCCATCTTCAATTACCTTTAATACATCAGCGTATCTTTGTGCTTCATTAACGGCGGCTTCTGTACCTTCTTTAAGTTTTTGCAATATCTTTACACGCGCCTCATCTTCAACAGATAATTTGCGGCTTAAAGCAACTTGTAAATTAATTGCATCAAGATCAAACATAGCCATTAAATCTGTTTTCTTTTTGTCTAAAGCATTTTGCTTTTCTTTTTCTTTAGTACTTAATTTTTGAGTTGCTAGTATATTTTTTTGTATTCGCGCAATAATTTGATCAAATGTTAATGACTTTTGAGTGTCTTTTAATCTGCCTTCTCTTTCATTAGCGGTTTGTTTTTCTGTGCTTAACGCTTTCATTCCCGCTTTTTCAAAATCTCTTAACTGTCCGGTTTCGCCCACAAAACCTTGCGCAAACGCTTCTAATGCACTGAAGTAAAAACCTAAACCCTCTTTTTGTAATGTTGCGGCAACACCTACAAAAATATTACTAAATTGTTTGGCGGCTACTTCTAACCCAGTGCCTAAATCTTTTACTAGTGGCTGACCGCCAGCAATAATAGCAAAAGCAGTTAGCATGCCCTCGCCTATTGTTTCAGTGGCTTCACCGGCACTAATTTTAAGTGCCTGCATTTGGCCATCAAGTGTTAATGTTGCGGCTTCGGCTGATCCGGTATATTTTTGTAATAGTTGCATACTGCCGGCAAAACCTAATGTCTTGGCTTCAGTAGCACTAACACCAATACCTAATTTTGAAATTGATCCATAGTTTCCAATAGCGGCTTTTGTAATAGCATCTAAAACTGTACTTAAATCTTTACCTGTACCAGCACTAGTATCTAATGCAACTGTTAATAAACCTTGCGATGCTTCAAGATCGCCAGTTTGCGTTATTAACTGTTGTAATGCCGGTATCAATTGTTCTTTAGTTACATTTGTAGCGGCTTGTGTGGAATCAATAAATGCATTAACTTCAGTGGCAAACCCACCCCTGCCAATACTAGCCAAAGTTAATTTTAAAGATTTATCTAATCTTTCCTGGGCTAAAGCGGCTTGAATAGAATTTTTGGTGAATATGGCTAAACCCGCCGCCGCCGCTATACCACCGGCTTTTGCAAACGCTCTTAATCTGAATGAGCCTGTTGCAACTACTTTGTCAAAACCTTTTAATTCTTTGGTTGCACGCTCTAAACCCTTTTTATCAAATTTGGTTAAGAAGTTAATTGCAACATATTGACTTAATGCCATGATTAACCCCTAAATTCTTTACCTAGATATTTTTTAAGCACGCCGTATAGATTATCATTTACCTGCCCACCTAATTGTTGTGATGCGCGGTAAATCAATCTTTTTTCTCTATATGCGCTTGAATTAGCCGTGCCATCTAGTTTTCTAATAAAAGATTCACTAGCATTTCTATTACGGCTAACGCGCCTTGTTCGGCTTCTTGATTTTGATGAACCAAAGCCTGCCAATTCATAAATTATACCGGGTACTGATTTATTTATCACGGCTAACGCGGTTACTGAAAATGTTACGCCTTTAACTCTTTGTACCTTTGTTTTGGCACTACTTAATTTAATTCCGGCAACTACTTCTGATTGCGACCATTTCCAACGGCTTCTTTTATTCTCGCCAATAGTCCTACCTCTATGCACATTGTCATTAGCCCAACCCCATGCCGGTGGATATGAAGGCTCAACATCTCGCCAACCTGGGAATGGTGAATGTGGTACAAAACTTTGGGCTAGTTTTGCAACTGGTCTTACAGATTTGTTTAATTCTCTTTTAAATTCTTTTTGTAAATCGGCATCCATTTTTTTCATTTTGTCCATTAGTTGATCTAAGTTTTCAACATAGATCGCCTTTAATGATCTATCCGGCACTATCATTATTTACGCCTAACTGTTGCCTTCTTGTTGTTGTAATGCCGTTCTTGCAAAATGGCTTTTATGGCCGCATAAATCGCTGGATCAACCTCTAATAAATCTTTAGGGCTGATACCTGTTGCCACCGACACGGTAGCGACTTCATAGATTTGTCCGTGCCGGTCTATCCATTTTTTGAATCATAAACCAAATCAACATCTGAATATTGATTAATATAATCATCACCAAAGGTTAATTCAGTTTTGCCGGCATCTTTTTCTAAACGCCAGGCAAACCACCACAAATCCGATTCCATTTGTAGTTCACTTAATCTCTTACGCCAACCGGTCTTGTATTCGGCTTCAAAAGCCACCTTAGCGGATGGCGTAAGATCATAAGTAAGTTTCTTGCCATCTTTTTTAACAATCTCAATCTTGTGCATTGTCCCACCCTTTCATTATTACGCGCTTGTTGATTTTGTTAATGCAGTTACCGGAAGCGATACAGATACAGAGGCTACGCTATCAATTGCACCGTTAATTGGTGTCCATGATGAAACTAAGCATGACATTGTATAACTTGGGTTTGTTGCTGAAACTGTACCTGCAACTGGTATCAATTTGATATTCAGTTTAGTACCTAATGCATCCTCAAATAATGAGTTTACTGATGCCGCCGCAAAATCATTGTACACTTCTAGCGATAGTGTAGGTCTTTCAACCCCGCCTATCATGTTCTGTACATTATCTGACATGGCTGTGATTTCAACCTGGTCAATTTCGCGTGCAAGACTTACAGTGCTGACATGATCGCTGATAGTTGTAGTACCTACAATCACGGCAACTTTGTTACCCATAAATATGGCCATATTTTTCCTTTCGTTACTAACCTATCAACTCAACCGCATATTGATAACTTAGGTAGTCAATATTAGCGGATGTAATTGTGCCAGGGCTTGCAGACACAACCCTGAGCGTTTGTACAGCACCGCTTAATGTTTTATCAGCCTCAATTGCGGTTTTAATTGAAGTTGAACCGGATGAGGCAAGTAGCCCATCCAATCTTTCTTGTCCATTTCTTTCGCTCATTCTACCAACCACAACAATGATTTGGCAGGTTGCAGAATCAAATCCTCTGTTCAATGTAAAGTCATAATTCATAGTTAATTGACCAACAATTGCAAAAGCATTATTTGTTGGGATGTTTGTAGAATCCGGGACATAATCAAAAACACGCAAACCGGTGATTGCTTGCAATGATGTTTTTAAATTATCTCTAACGGTGCTTGGGGTCATGCAATAACTTCTTTTTTGTATGCCCTAACCATTGCCGTTACATCTCTACCAATTGGTGACATTCTGACAACGCCTAAATCACCTAGTCCTAATATTCCACCTGGGGCATCTTTACGCTTGTATAAATCGGCTGTAAGGATTAAACAAGCCATATTTATATCATCCGGCACTGATGGCCATCCCCATCTTGCAGTTACTTGTACGCCTCTC